CCTGCGGCAGATTAAAGAACTGAACGGCGAATATGAACGCCGGCTGTCTGATGCCGTGAAAAAGGAAAAAGAGAAGGCCGGCAAGAAGCTGGAAAAAGAACGTGCCGGTTTTGAAAAAGAAAAGCAGGCCGCCGCAGAGCAGGCTGTAAAAGAAGCCAGAGATAAGCTGGTGGCAGAATTTGAGGAAGACAACAAATATATTCTGCAACAGCTTAATGAGCAGAAAGAAAAGGCAGCTGCACTGGAAAAACAGCTGGCCCTTAATGACAACAAAGACACTGTGAAGTTTTCCATCCTGTTTTCATCAGTGCAGGAAACACTGGCAGAGCTTGAGAGCCTGATAGAAGCAATTTCACGGACAAGCCCGGAAACAGGTGCAAAATACAACAATGCCCTGCAGCGGCTGTTCAGAAGCAAAATAGAAAGTGAGGAGTAACCTATGGAACTGAAAGATACAGTACAACCTATGCTGTCCGATGACTGGAGGGACAGACTGCTGGCTGAATGGATGCAGGTGTGCATCAGATACAGAAAACTGACGGAGTTTCTTATTGCGGCAGACCGCGGGGAAAGAAAATTTAAATCCGAAAGCGACAGATTCCATCTGAGAAAGCAGAAGGAAGCAATGTCCTGGTATATTATCTCTCTGGAAGCCCGTATGAAAGATGCGGGAATAGAGTTTGAGGCTTATAAGTATTGAGGTGGGGTATGAAAGTAAGAGAGGTATATTCTATCAAAACCATAGCTCACATGTTGGGAAATGCGAGTTATTTCGCTACATCAGATAGCCACAGAGTGGCGATTGATACTGCGATTGGTTTCATCAAAGAACAGGAAGAAGAAATAAACCTCCGGTTTACAGAGATTGAAAGGCTGAAAGAAAAAGATTTAACAGAAACAAAAAGATTTATGATGCTTTCAGAAAATTACATACGAGCTGAAGCAATCAAAGAATTTTCCGAAAGGCTGAAAGAAAAAGCAGATGTATATGAAGACGAAGAATATTATTTCAAGTATGTCACGACAGATGATATAGACAACCTTGTAAAAGAAATGGTAGGCGCAGACAATGGTTAAACATCAGGTGTGTTGTAATAGATGCGGTAAAGATATACCGAGTTCAGCCGCATATATAACAAGAGATTTTTCAGCACGCATACAATGGTATGGTGTAGGAGCAACACGCAGCAATCCTGGAGAAAGGATTGATTTGTGTGTTGAATGTGCGGAAAAATTTATAAATTGGCTTGAAAGCGAGGTAGACAATGGCTAAAGCAATATTTATAGTTATAGGTTTAGTTATGACATTTGTTATGTGGTGCTGTGTAAAGGCAGGTGCAGACAATGACAATTGATAGAGCAATACGGCTTGTAAAACTTGAAAGGGATTACCTTATAAAGAAAAACGAGCCTGAAAGCAAGCAGATACGCACTGAAATAGCACAGGCTTTGAATATAGCTATATATGCACTGAAAGCGGCAAAGAACATAGAGCAGTTATTCAAACTGAACGGTGGTGCAGATAAATGAAAACAATAATCGGGGCAGCGTTGGTGCTGTTTATATTGGCAGCGGTTCTGCTGGGATTGTGAGGTGTTGCACAATGAAATCTGCAAAAAGAAAAATGGGCGGTGCCTGGCGCCGCAAAAAGAGAGCGTTGTCCCTGCACGCAAAGCAGGGAAAGGACCGAAGCCGTCAGAACAGACAGGACAGGTCACTGGAAGAAAAAGTAAAAATCAGAGGTTTGAAAATTGAAAAAGACCGGACAGAAGACAAAGAAAAAACAGTATAAAAGCAATCTGCGCCGCCACAACTGTGTAATCACAGCCCAGTCAGAGGGGCATCTGCTGGAGATATGCGCCTACAACGGCTGGGGCGTAAAGGACATAGGGCGAGCCATTGATGTAGTAACAAAAGCGTACCGGGTACGGAGGAATACAGAATGGAGAAAATAAGAATCGAAGACATAAAACCGGGGATGTGGGTAAAGGTCCGCAGGGATATCAACCCGAAATCAACAAGGGCAGCGGACACAGGCGGGCTGACACTGAGCATAGGTGTGATAACACATATACCGGAACACCAGCGATTCTGCGTGGTGCAGTTTTATAATAATGCCGGCAAGGCACTGTATAAAGAGTGTTTCCACTGGACAGATATTCTGCTGGTGATGCCGAATTACAGACAGGAGGGAAGATATGCATAAGGTGGACAAAAGTATTATAGAAGGCGCCATACTGCATTACGGTATGGAGCAGGAAAGCATAGTATGCATAGAGGAATGCTCTGAACTGCAGAAGGAAATAACAAAGCAGCTGCGCGGCCAGGGAAACAAAACTGCACTTGTGCTTGAGATTGCAGATGTGCTGGTGTGTGTGGAATTGCTGAAAAAGATGTACAACATTCCGGATGAAATGGTGAACGATGCAATACGGATAAAGCAGCGGCGCACCGCAAGAATAATTGAAGAGAAGAAGGTTGCAGAGCGGGATGTCCGGAAGGCCATCCCCTGCGCGGGGAGGAAAAGATAATGAAGAAAGAGCTTATATCCACAAAAGAACTTTTGGACATTGCAAAGAAATGTGTGGCGGCTGTGAGCATTGAAGAGTGCAACGGATGCCCTCTGAATGATAAAACGGAGTGCCAGACCTGGCTGGTTAAAGAACTGGCGGAAAGGCTGGATGTAAGACTGCAGAGAGATATGATTGCAGAGCATCCGGAGCTGTACATAACCCTGCCCTGCCCGATGGGAACAGAAATATTTATGATAGTTTCCTATCGCAGCAGAGTGGACCTGCCGTATCACCACTGGATAAAGAGGACAAAGCTGACCTACAGCAATCTGGAAAGGGTTACAGCAGGCTGGGGAGACAGGGTGTTCCTGACAAGAGAGGAAGCAGAGGACAGGCTGCTGGGATTTTTCAAGGAAGGTAAAGCACGATAAAGAAATATTGTGTAAATCAGAGATACAGAGTACAGAGCAGGGGGCGGCTGTTAAGCTGAACTCTGCTTTTTTAGGAGTAAGAAAATGAAAAAGTTTGACGAAATCAAAGACAGATACAAAGAGCGGTGTATTTATATACACGTGTACGAAAAGATGAGAGTGCTTAACGACGTACAGCAGGAAAAACTGAAAGAGCATATTGCTGTAAAGGAAAAAACAGAGGCTATACTGGAAAGCCTGCCTGAAACCGAAAGGGAAATATTGCGCAGATATATGGAAGGCGGAAACAGCTGGTATCAGGAAGCAGGGGAAGATATGAGCATGAGCAAAACCACAATATACCGTCTGTTGAAAAAAGCTGTGGAAAATGCAGAAAAGCTGTATGCAGAGATATAGTGGGAAAAAGTCGGGAAAAAAGCGGCACAGTAAAATGGTAAAATCAAAGAAAAGGAGAGGGCGGAATGGAAAAGAAAAAACAGGAAATAAAAATGTCCTATGCTGAGCTGGAGTTCAGAGTGAAAAGAGAAACGGAAAAAAGGCTGGTGGCAGAAGGATTGGCGGAAGGTGAAAAAGCCAAGGGGCAGCGGCGGGAACTGATGATAATTGTTCTGCTGAATATGCTGGGAAGAGAAGAAGTTGAGATAAAAAAAACTGACCTGGCAGCGGCTGTGGGAACAGAAGTGGCAATAATGCCTTTCGGCGACAAATTTACCATCAAAATAAAATGATTTTCCGGGGTATACGAAAAGGGGGTGCCTATGGGAAGTATTGACTGGGTAAAAATACGAAATGAATATATCTGCAGCGGCATCTCCCAGAGGGAGCTGGCTAATAAGTATAATTTGTCTTTAAGCACTTTATCCAAGAAGGCGAAAAAAGAGGACTGGGTGGGCAAGCGAGCAGTACAGCAGAACAAAACTGCTGCAAAAATGCGGCAGAAGTCCAAGGATGCACAGGTGGAAAAGCGGCTTACCCAGATTGAGCGTCTGAGCAGGCTGACAGACAAACTGATTGACAAGGTGGAACTGGCTATGGAACAGCTGGATAAATATGTGCTGACGGAGACAACCAGCACGGTGAAAAAAGAAAAACTGAAGAAAGGCGATAAGAAAACCACCACACGAAGACAGAAGATAAAAGAGGTAAACAGCAGAGTAATAGACCGCAAAGGCCTGCAGGAAATAAGCAGCACGATGAAAAACATCAAGGATATTCTTGTTGTGACAAATGGTGATGAGGAAGAAGGAGAAAGCGGTGTAATTGAAATAGCAGCGGTTCTGAAACCTCCAGAGGATGAAGGCGACCGGGAAATGACAGCTGAAGGTGAAGCAGATGAGTAAAGTTATATGGACACCACAGCCCCGACAAAGGGCATTTATGGAGCGCTGGGAGGATGAGGCGCTGTACGGCGGTGCTGCAGGCGGCGGCAAAAGCGATGCCATGCTGGCTGAAGCATTAAGACAGGTGGATATCCCGAACTACCGTGGGATTGTATTCCGACAGACATATCCGCAGCTGGAAGCACTGATAAGCCGAAGCATGGAACTGTACAAGGCGGCATATCCAAAGGCAAGGTACAACGAAAGCAAAAAGGTGTGGCTGTTCCCAAGCAGAGCAAAGATATTTTTCGGATATATGCTGCACGAAAAGGATAAGTACAACTATCAGGGCAAACCATATGATTTTGTGGGGTTTGACGAGTTGACACAGTTTACAATGACGCAGTATGAATATCTGCGTTCCAGAAACAGACCTACAGGACCGGGAACAAGGGTGTATATGAGAGCAACTGCCAACCCGGGCGGTGTGGGCCATGGCTGGGTAAAAGAAAGGTTTGTTTCCCGGGCAGTGCCTAATACCACCATATATGCAAAAGAGGAAGTAACAAAGCCTGACGGCACTAAAATCAAGATAAAAACAAGCAGGATATTTATACCTTCAACGGTATTTGACAATCCGAAACTGCTTGAAAATGACCCGCAGTATATAGCAAGACTGGCTATAATGCCGGAGGCTGAAAGAAATGCCCTGCTGTACGGAGACTGGAACTCTTTCTCCGGGCAGGTATTTGTGGAATGGATAAATGATTCTGCGCACTATGAGGACAGGAGGAGAACACACGTTATTTCTCCCTTCAGAATACCGGCGGGCTGGAAGATATACAGAGGCTTTGACTGGGGCTATTCCAAGCCTTTCAGCGTGGGGTGGTACCGGATAGACTATGCCGGCAGAATGTACCGAATAAGGGAACTGTACGGCTGTACAGGTGCGCCGGATGTAGGCGTAAAGTGGACTGCACAGGAGGTGGCAAAGAAAATCAGGGAGATTGAAACCACCGACGAGAATATAAAGGGCAGAAGGGTAAACGGCATAGCGGATCCGGCCATATTTGCAGAAAACGGCGGTGAAAGCATTGCTGATATGATGGCCAAGGAAGGTGTATTCTTTGACAAAGGGGACCATACGAGGATTGCAGGCAAAATGCAGATGCATTACAGATTGGCTTTTGACGAAGAGGAAAGACCGATGCTGTATATATTCAGCACCTGCAGGCACTTTATAAGAACAATACCGACGCTGGTGTATGACGAAACGGATGTGGAGGATATAAACACCAAGACAGAGGACCATATATATGATGAATGCAGATATGTGTGCATGGAAAATCCACTGCCACCAAGGGAAAATATACTGAAAAAGATAGATTTAGGCGAAGACCCTCTGAACCAGAGGGAAGGGAGCAAACGATATTATTTTATTTAGGGGGATAAAATGAGTTTGATGGACAATAAGGCTTTTATGACAGACAAGCTGATTCCTGCTGTTTTACCAGTAGTAAAAGGTATAGAGCAGTCTGCTGTGGATATAAGAAAAGCAGCGCAGGAGGAAGAAAGCAAGCTGCCTATAGGTAAAGAAGAGGTTGCAAAGGCACTGGCCACTTTGCAGAAATACAAGGATGATAAGGCGAGTCTGGAGGCACGCATTGTATCCAATGAGCAGTGGTATAAGAGCCGCCACTGGAATGAAATGAGAAACAGGTACAGCCAGGGCAGTAAAAAGGATGAGCAGAGACCGGAGCCTGCAAGTGCATGGCTGTTTAACAGCATAGCCAACAAACATGCTGATGTTATGGATAACATACCTGTGCCGGCTATTCTGCCGAGAGAACCGATGGACCAGAGCGATGCACAGACATTGAGTGAAGTGGTGCCGGTAATACTGGAAAGAAATCATTTTGAAGATACATACAGCAGTGCTGCCTGGTACAAGCTGAAAAACGGTGTATCAATAACAGGAGTTTTCTGGAACAGCAAGGCTGAAAACGGACTGGGAGACATTGAACTGAAAAAGCTGGATGTGCTGAATGTTTTCTGGGAACACGGAATAAGCGATATTCAGGAGTCCAAAAACCTGTTTATAGTAAAACTGGTGGACAACGATGTGGCACAGCAGCGGTGGCCGCAACTGAAAGGCAAGGACAAAGGCAAGGCAGTGGAAATTGCCAAATATGTACTGGATGATGAAGTGGATACATCAGACAAGACACTGATAGTGGACTGGTACTATAAAAAGACTGTGGGTACAAAAACAGTGCTGCATTTTGCCAAAATAGTGGGTGATGAGCTGGTATATGCCACAGAAAATGATTTTAACAGACAGCATCCTGATGAGCCGTCAATGGCTGAAAAAGGCTGGTATGACCACGGGTTGTATCCGGTGGTGTTTGATGTTCTGTATCCGGAAGAGGGAACGCCGACAGGTTTTGGCTATGTGGATATAATGAGAAGTCCGCAGATGTATATTGATAAAATGGACCAGCTGGTGCTGGAAAACACCATGAGAAACGCGAAGACCAGATATTTTGCCCGAGGCGACGGGACAGTAAATATAGAGGAGTTTGCGGACCTTTCAAAGGAAATTGTAACTGTAAACGGCAATGACATCGACCAGTATGTGAAAAAAATAGAAAATAACCAGATAGACCTGCAGATATTGGGGTATGTGCAGTACAAGGTGGATGAACTGAAGGAAACCAGCGGCAACAGGGATGTGAACCAGGGGTCGTCCAGCGGAGGTGTGACAGCGGCAGCGGCAATTTCTGCCCTGCAGGAAGCAGGCAATAAACTGAGCCGAGATTTTATAAATGCAAGTTACCGTTCGTATTCAAAGATGATTGAACTTGTTATAGAGCTGATAAGACAGTTTTATGATGTGAGCAGAAACTTCCGTATAGAGGGTGTAAACGGCGTATACAGATTTGTACAGTACAGTAACCGGAAGATTAAAATGCAGCAAATGAAGCTGCCGGGAGGCATGACGGGAAGCCGCAAGCCTATATTTGATATCAAGGTATCGGCACAGAGAAAATCCCCGTTTTCTACTCTGACACAGAACGAACTGGCAAAGGAACTGTTTGCAAGAGGATTCTTTAATCCGCAGATGGCACCGCAGGCGCTGGCGGCAATAGAACTGATGGAGTTTGAAGGCAAGGACAAAGTAAAAGAACAGATACAGCAGAACTACCAGATTTTTATGCAGCAGCAGTTTATGGCCATGCAGATGCAGGCAGCGGCGCAGAACGATGTACAGATGCTACAGCAGCCTTTGTCGGAAAAACAGGCCCGGACAGAGGAAGGCAGCAGTATTCCACGGGATAACGGAATAGCAGGGGCTGTGGCCAATGCAAATACAACCTATGCACAGCAGATGGCAAAAAGAGCGCAACGGAGGGTAGAAGGATGATTGTAGCAGCGCTGGGAGAGAATGAAAAGCAGTTCACACTGGTTATGACAGGCCATGCGAGCTATGCGGAGCCCGGAAAGGATATAGTGTGCAGTGCCGCCAGTGTGCTGGTGTACACACTGATTGAAAATATAGGCCCTGAAAAATTACAGGGATGTGTAAAAGAGGGAAATGTAGCGCTGCAATGCATCTGTGCAGAAGACTCCAGTGAAAGAGTGGTGCTGAATGTGATTGCCAAGGGATTAAGACTGCTGGCACAGCAGAACCCAGAGTATATGTGTATGACGGAATTCAGGCTGATGAATACGGTGAGCTGATACTGGATGCAGTGAAATAAAAAAAGCAGGGTGTTTTCCGCCCTGCTTTTTGCTGTGGGAAAAGAACGGGAAAAGGACGGGAAAAAGAAAGCGGGCGCAGATGATACAATTTAAGCATAGAGAAAACCTATTGACACTTGCGAAAGGGCATGAGTATGACAAAACTTAAACTTAATCTGCAGCTGTTCAGCGAGGGGAGCGGTGGCTCTGCCGGCGGTACAGGTGCAGGAGCCGAGGGAAACCGGAATAATGCAGGCGCAGGCAACCTGACAGGTAATACGGCCACAGGCCAGCAGGTCCGCACCAAAGACGGACAGAACACAGCAGACCCACAGGACAGGGCAGCAAAGTTCAGAGAGCTTATCAGAGGTGAGTACAAAGATTTGTACACCAAAGAGACACAGCGTATGATTGACAGCCGTTTCCGCGAAACGAAACAGCTGGAAAAGTACCGCAGTGATGTTTCTCCTCTGATTGATATGCTGAATACCAGATACGGAACATCTGATATAGCGGCGCTTATGCAGGCTGTACAGAGCGACAACGCAATCTGGGAAGCTGTTGCCGACAGTAAGGGTATGACTGTAGAGCAGTACATGACACAGCAGAAGCTGGAATCGGAAAATGCTAACTTCCGCAGAATGATGGCGGACCGGCAGAGAGAAAGACGGGCACGGGCTACATATAATCAGTGGCTGGCTGAAGCTGATGAGCTGAAAGAGGAATACCCTGACTTTAATCTGACAACAGAGAGCGAAAATCCGGAGTTTGTGGCTTTGTTGCAGAGAGGTATTCCGGTAAAGCTTGCCTATGAAGTTCTGCATATGGATGATATCAAGCGGGGTGCAGCGGCGGCTGCACAGCAGGCTGTGGCAGCCAGTGTGCGTGCCAACGGATTGAGACCGGCTGAAAATGGTGCATCTGCTCAAACCGGTATTGTGACAGGGAAAATAAACCCTGCCGAGATGACAAAGGAACAGAGGCGGGAACTTGCCCGCAGAGCTGCGAGAGGCGAAACAATCACACTGAAATAGTTTGCCTTTCGCCAACAGAGAGGACACTATGGAAAAACTTTTTAAAATGAACCTGCAGCTGTTTGCAGGTAATCTGAACACAAACACAACTGTTCAGACAGGAGAAGGCCAGGACCTTTCTCCGGAAATGAAGACATACTACTCCCAGTATCTGATTGATATGGCGGAGCCAAAGCTGGTACATGACCAGTTTGCACAGAAGGCCGACATTCCAAAGAATGGCGGTAAAACAATCGAATTCAGAAAATATGACAGTCTGCCAAAGGCAACAACTCCACTGGTGGAAGGCGTTACACCTGACGGCAGAAAAATGAATGTAACAAAAATCACAGCA